GGGGCATTGATGACACTTGGTTTCGATGGAGGCCGCTGGCATGATGCGACCTCCCTGGTGGGCACAGAAGTGCAGACCGGATTTCAATGCTTGCTGGGATTGTGGGAAAAACCCGAGATGCTGGACATCGAAAATTGGGAAGTACCGGCGGAGGACGTGAAAGGGGTCGTGGCAGAGGCCTTCGATCGCTGGCAGATCTGGCGCATGTATTGCGACCCACCCTATTGGGAATCGATCGTAGCGGAATGGGCGGGCAAATACGGCGAGAAGCGCGTGATCGAGTGGTGGACCAACCGCCCGAAGCAGATGGCCTATGCGATCAAATCATTCAGTACGGCCATCACCACCGGTGAGTTACTGCATGACGGCAACCCACACCTGGCGCGTCACATTGGCAATGCCGTACGCAGGATCTTGAAGATGAGAGACGAAGATGGTCGACCACTGTGGACAATTTATAAAGAGCGCCCGGATAGCCCACTCAAGATTGATGCAGCAATGGCGGCGATCCTCAGCTGGGAGGCACGCGGTGATGCACTCACGGCCGGCGTGGGAATAAAGCGTACAAGCATATACGAGAGCAGAGGGCTGGTGGTGGCATGAACATTTTTGATCGCTTTCGACCTTATCCAGAACTCAAGACGGTGATCGTCAACTTGCGCAGCGGCACTTCATTCAGAGCAGTAGTCAGGCAATGCTCCGGGCAGTTTGTAGTGCTGCGGAATGTGGAGATGCTGCAGGACCGGGACAACGTTGCCAGGCGAGCGGTGGATGGCGAGGTGATCGTGAAATTGGTGGACGTCGATTTCTTGCAGGTGGTGGGCTGATGGCTACGATCCAAACTTTAGGAAACCTACAATCACTATATCCTGACTGGTCGCCGCTCGTTACACGCACCAGCCTGAGCATGTACGATAATTTCAATTACGATTATGCAGCGCTTTACCGCATGCAGCCTAATCTCAGGACGTGCATCGATTTCCTGGCACGCAACGTGGCACAACTCGGGCTGCACGTGTTCCGGAGGGTATCGGATACCGATCGGGAGCGTTTGACAGATCACGGGTCGGCAAAGCTGCTGGGACAGCCACTTCCGCCAGTAATGAAGGTCACAACCTACCGCATGATCGAAGCGCTGATGTCTGACCTGGGGATCTATTTCAATGCCTATTGGCTGAAGATCCGCCAGGATGGCGTTCCGTCCGGTTTGCTGCGCATACCGCCAATTTATATCACTCCGAGAGGTGGATTGATCCCGAAATTGTATGAAATGACCGTGGGTGGGCTTTATCAAGAATTACAGCCCAACGATGTGGTCCACTTCCACGGTTATAACCCGGAGAACCCGATCAGCGGATTATCCCCAATGGAAACACTGCGCAGGATACTGGCAGAGGAGCACGAGGCCGGCCTATACCGGGAGAATTTCTGGCAAAATGCAGCTCGCAAGGAAGGCGTAGTCCAACGACCCAGGGAGGCACCGGAATGGAGCGATACAGCGCGTGAGCGCTTCATCGCTGATTTTCAGGAGGCACACAGCGGAGCGGATAATTCCGGCAAGATCGTCGTGCTCGAAGAGGGCATGGAATGGAAGGAGGTCTCATTCAATGCACAGGAGAGCGAGTATATCGAAGGGCGCAAGCTCACGCGTGTGGAATGCGCCCGAGCCTACCACATCCCGCTGCCGATGGTCGGCATCCTGGACAATGCCACGCTGACCAACATCCGTGAGCAGCACCAGAATCTTTATCAGGACTGTATAGGTCCGTGGCTGACGATGATCGAGCAGGACATCGACCTGCAGCTGCTGCCTGAATTCGAAGACAGCGCCAACATATACGTCGAGTTCAACCTGAATGAGAAGCTGAAGGGCGATTTCGAAGAGCAGATCAAGACCCTCCAGTCTGCGATCGGCAGACCGTGGATGACACCCAATGAGGGGCGCGCACGCATGAACCTGCCCAGCATGGGAGGGGATGCAGACCGGCTGGCGACACCGCTCAACGTTATAGTGGGTGGCCAGGCCTCACCCAGAGACAGCGCCCCGCCACCGAAGATGCTGCATGCAAAGGGTTTCGATTCAGTCTCACCTGAACTACGCGAGCGCCATGAGCGGAAATGGCGCGAGGTATTACATAAACTAATAACGGATCAGCAATCAGTAATCCTCAGTCAAGTAGGGGCAGAAATTAGTTCTGGCAAAGGGAAATCATATATTGGATCTGTTGAATGGAAATCATACATTGGATCTGGTGTATGGTGGAGTGATGAGGATGACGATGGTTGGAATTCAAGGCTGACCGCGGACCTATTGCGCTTGAATCATCTGACAACTATAGAGTGGGCCAAGCGCATGCTCGAGCAGATGGGCACTCAGATCGAAGATTGGGAGGCTTTCGAAGACCGCTTGCTGCCCTGGCTGGCAGAACATTCACGGATCCAGGCTGAAAACTTCAATACCCAGACGCGGGAGGCACTATCAACGGCCCTGCTGGATCCTGATCCACTAGAAGCGGTCAAAGGGGTATTCAATACAGCGATAACTGTCCGGGTTGTTAGTGAGGCAGTTAGTGCGGTAACGAATGCGAGTAACTTTGGAGCCCATGAAGCGGCCAATGCGTCGGGTCTCAGGCAGAAACGCTGGCGGGTGAACAGCAACAACCCACGCCCGACGCACGCAGCAATCAATGGTGAGACGGTGGGGATCAGGGAAGTCTTCAGTAATGGCCTGCGCTGGCCGGGTGACTCACGCGGCAGTGCAGATGAAACAGCAGGATGTCAATGTTCGGTGGAGTTTTTAGGAGAATAGAGATGAAACAAAAAATATTTCAGGCACCCATTGTTTTGAAACAAGGTGGCAAAGAGGGCGAGTTCACGGCCGAGTTTGCCACGCTGGAAGTGATCGACCACGATGGTGATATTACCAAGCCGGGGGCATTCCAGGATGGACAGGAAACGCTGATCGAACCCTGGAATCACAACTATGGTCAGTTGCCGGTGGGCAAAGGTGTGATCCATGAACGGGATAAAAAGGCGATCATCGAAGGACAATTCTTCCTGGATACGGAATCCGGACGGGAGCATTACCAGGTGGTGAAGAATTTAGGACCGCTGCAGGAATGGTCGTACACATTCGAGATCGAGGAGAGCAGCCAAGGACACGAAGAGGATCAGGACGTACGCTACCTTGAAAAACTGGATGTATGGGGAGTGGCGCCGGTGACCAGAGGGGCAGGTATCGACACACGCACGACCTCGATCAAGAGCACCAAGCGGGCGGTAGCCTCACATTCGACGGCAACCAGCGATGCAGCCTGGAGTGGTCCGACCAATGAAGCACGTGTGCGGAGCGGGGAGAACACAGCATACTACAAGCGCATCTACGCCTGGCAGGATGTGGAGGGCGATCCGGAGGTCAAATCATCCTGGCGCTTCATCCACCACATGATAGATGGGGATGGCAACCCGGGCGCAGCCAATATACGGGCCTGCCAGACCGGGATCGGCGTGTTGAACGGCGGGAGGGGAGGCACGACCATCCCCGATGCAGACCGCCAAGGCGTATGGAACCATTTAGCCAAACATCTGCGTGATGCAGACATCGAGCCTCCAGAGCTCAAATCAATCGACCCATTATCTCTAAGCGGAAACAATCTCGAAGACGAGGCCGGAAACGGTAAGTCGAGCGGTGCTGTTGACGTGATCAAAACTCAAATCGACATTCTTGAGTTAGAGGATTAACATGCGGAAGATACCGAAGACGAGACCGGAAGTACTAAACGAGAAGTCGAATAAGAAACGATCTTTTGATCGTAAGCTGAAGACGAGACCGGAAGTACTAAACGAGAAGTCGAGAGATATCGATATTATATAAAAATATAAAAAATAAGGAGTATTAGCAATGAAGACACTAAAAGAACTGCAGGAAGACCTGCAAAAAAAATTAATCGATGCACGCGACATCTGCGACCTGGTCGATAAGGAAAAGCGTGACTTCACGCCCGAAGAGCGCCAAAAGGTAGTTGGGCTACTGGAAGACGCCAAGAAAGTCAAGGTCGAGATCAAGACCATCCAGGACGATGATGCAATGCGCAAGAGCATTCTCGACCTAGGTGAAGGCATCGAGATCCACGAAGGCGATGGTGCACAGGGCGGCAATGGGAATGGCCGGGTTAAAGGTGCACAGTTCCTGTCCGATCCGGAGTATAACACCCTGGGCGAGGCATTCGTCAAATCGAAAGGTTGGCAGGACTGGATGAAGCAAGTGGCTCCGGGAGGCCATATTGCCGACAGCCGCAAAGGCATCTCTTCCCCACCGCTGGAGTTCAAGCGCTTCGGTCTGTTCCGCAAGGACCTGATCACCGGAGCCAGCCCGACTAGCGCGGGCGCATTCATCACTCCGGAGGACACCGGAATCTATGAGCCGCTGGGGCGCTACCAGCTTACGCTGCGGGACCTGATCAGCTTACGCACCACGACCACTGACAGCGTGGAGTTCGTGCGCCAGACAACCCAGATCACCCAGGCTGCTCCTGTGGCTGAGTCCAACGTGACCGAGAAGACCGGATATCCGGGTGAGGTGAGCGGGGAAAAGCCGGAAGGAGCAATAATGTTCGAGCGCGTGCAGGAGCCGGTCAAGACCATCGCAGCCTGGATCCCGGCCACCAAGCGGGCGATCTCGGATGTTGCGCAGCTGCGCGGTTTGATCGACCAGGAGCTGCGTGAAGACCTGGGAGAGGAGCTGGAAAACCAGCTACTCAATGGGAGTGGTATTGGTGAGAACTTCACCGGGCTGGCGAACACGGCCAATATCCTGGTGCAGGCTTTCGACACCGATATCATCACCACGGCGCGCAGGGCGATCACCAACCTGCTGCTCAACGGCAAGCAAGTTCCGACCGCCTGGCTACTACA